TGCTCTATCTTCTCTAATCCTTACAAGAGGAAAAGAACCTGCTTCATTTATATTGCGATAAAAATAAGCACCATAGCCACCTGAAATATCTTGCTGAAAGAAAAGACCGTATTTACCATAAGCCTCTATTGCATTATAAGTAGTTGACTCACTATCAATTACAAGTGCTTGACCATCACCATTCTGGTCTATGTCTATTCCTCTTCCTGCACCATCTTGTTGTATCTTTAATGCAGGTTGAGTATTAGAAGTGTGGTCATCCTTAATAGTTACAAGAGGATTAGAACCAGCTTCAGCTAGATTTCTCACAAAGTAAGCAGCACTCCCTCCTGAAATATCTTGGCTAGAAGAAATTCCATGTTTACCATGCACTTCTATTACCCGTTGGGAAGTTGATTCACTATCAATATAAATTGCTTGACTATCACCATTTTGGTCTATATATAAACCATACCCTGCGCCATCTTGTTGTATCTTTAGAGCTGGTTGTGTGTTAGAAGTGTGGTTATCTATAATCTTTACAAGAGGACTAGAACCTGCTTCAGCTAAGTTACGAGTAAACTTACCAGCATAGCCACCACTTATGTCTTGTATACATTCGATAGTATATTTACCATACGCTAATATTGCATTATAACTAGTTGCTTCACTATCAATATAGAGTGCGTTGTTATCAGTATCTTGGTTAATGGTTACTATTCCATTAGCATCTGCTGTTAATGCTTTACTTGCTTCTGAAGTTCCAAGAGTTGTTATGTCTAAATAATTAAGTTCAGTATCCGTTGCATTTACAGCACCATCTAAATTAGGGAATGTAGTTTTCAGTACATTCTTAATTCCTCTAATATGGTCATCGCCCTCAGAGACGTTATCGCCTGCTGCTGGATTTGACGAATTGAGGTCATCAATGTACTTAGTACCTGTTAAGTCTTCTAAAGCCATTATTTACTCCTTTATGCTGAAGCAGCTGTTACGGTTACTGTTACCTGTAGTGTGTCGCCATTAATTACTGAACGAGCTGAACTAAAATCAACTACACCATATAGTGTACCTGCTGTTCCTGTTGCTGCTGTGTTTAAAAATGCACCTGCTACTGTAGCTGTGCCTGTTACTGAGAAGTCTACGCTTGAACTGTTAGTCATACTACCACTTGAAGCTGCTCCTTCTGTCCATTCTTTTCTATTGCCAGAGTAATCTGTTATCTCTGCCCAAGAAGAATGTGATGCCATAGTATCTGCTGCTATTGGTGTACCAGCGGCTTTAAGACCTATGTACCAAGTTGTAACTTGAGTTGTTGCGTGAAATTCAACATCAAGAACGTGGTTTAAACCTGCTGTAACAATTATGTTCTTTTCGTTTTCTTCCCACTTAATGTTTCCATCTTTATCAAGGCAAGTAACTTTCCAATAGTTAGCCAGCCCTAAATCTACATTTTCTAATGTATTCATTTGTTCTCTCCTTTAGAGTGTTATATTATTCGTCTGGGTCACTTACCTTAGTCCAAGTAGAACCAGTATCTTCTGTGATGTCATTCCACAAGAAGCTGTTGTCTGAAGAAATGCCCGATGTGGCTGCAAGCGTGGCAAGTTCTTCAAAATTTATATTAAATTTCATATCCTGTTCATTAGCTAGTGTTCCACTGACAGGCATAGCTACTGTTACTGTTGCTGAAACACCTAAATCTGTAGGCATAAGAGCGGATGCTATTTTCTCTACGTCTTCCGCATTAAGACTATTCAACATCACTTGAGTTATATTTGCAGAAACCGATAAAGTTACTGGTGGTGTATAACCCCAAATACCTGTCGTTGATGCCCAAGTAGCGGTCTCTAAATCCCAAGTCGTAGTACCAGCTAAAGGAATATTGAGAGTATTAGCAAATGTAATTGATTCTACATATAACTTATTACCTACAGAGCTTGTACTCTGTGTCGAACCTAGCGTTACACTACTAATGTATATTGCATTTGCTGCTGAAGTCTGACCAGCAGATAAAGCAAGTATAGCTTCACCAACTAGAGTAAATCCACCAGTATTAGCATAAGTATAATTAGAAGCTAATGTTGCTGTACTTGGGTAATTTGCTAATCCAGAATCTGTCTGTGTTACGTTAGCAGCTAATGCTACAGAATCTGCGTAAGTTATATTAGCCCACACATTTCCAGTATTAGTCCAAGTAAAAGAATCTGCCGACCAAGTGCTCTGAGCCATTAGCCTTCAACTCCAGAATAAATATTTCTTATTCTCATCGCTGAACCAGAATGCCTATCTTTAGTATCTGTATCTTGTATTCTTGTTATAGCACTGTTATAAGCATTTATCCACAGATTAACTCTCTCATCATTCTTAATAAAAGGTTCTGCTTCCAATAGAGCACCATATAACAATACATCTGGTGCATTTGTTGTGAGCCAGTTGCTTGTTACAGTACCTGAAGTACCATCACCTAATGGTGTAAATTTCTCATAGAAAGCCATCTCAACTGTATAGTCAGAATCGGGTATAGGTGCTAATTGTATTTCGTCACCTATAAGTGTATAAGCCTTTGGCTTACCAGTTGTGTCACTTCCATATAACCTATCCAACATCTCTGGTGTTATATATTCGAGAGGTGTGATAGGGTTTGTATTCAGTTGTATATTACGCATTTGTAAATAGCCACCGGGAAGATTGAAATATCTCTGACTAGCTGTAGTTTCCATCGTACTTCTTACTTCCATAGGGCGTATGCGTACATCCCTGTTGACTCTGGCTTCGGCTAGAGTTATGAAGTCTGGTATGCGAGCAGTTAAGTCACTTCTATCTAACCAATCTGCTATTGCATCTTTTAATTCTGTAAATGTTCCTAATGCCATTATACTTTTCCTTTAGTAGTACGCCAAGCAGTGTTGTCTGGATGGTTCAACCATTCTTTCATCCTCTCTTGGTTTCCCCAAACTTTCTCTCTCATCATCTGCTCTACTACAATAAGAGGTATTCTAGCAACCCTGTGTGAAAACTGAGAGTCTCCTTTATATTCCTTTCTTCCAGCAGTGAACTTGTCCTTGCTATTTATATCATAAAGGTCTTTGACAATCTTATTGGATTGTCCACTGGCAAGAGTTAAAGTCCCATCTGCATTTTTAATTAATTTAGATTGTACCGTCATTCTTGCCCTGTGGTTGTTTACTTATTTAACTTCAATCTTCTTTGACTTCTTTTCTTCCGGTAGATTTAATTCCATATCTACCACAAGAACTCCATCTTTGAAATTTGCATTAAATACTTTTAGATAATCCATTAATGCCCATTGTCTTGTAAAGGCTCTTTGTGCTATTCCTTTATATACAAAGCTATTAGTGGTTTCTGTATCATCGGCAGAATTTCCAGTGACAGTTAGAGTGTTGTCTTTTACTTCAACCTCTAAGTCTGATTTTGCAAATCCAGCTAATGCCATTTCCAGTTGGTACTTATTATCATCAATCTTCTTGATGTTATAAGGTGGATATTTAGGTATCTCAAACTGAGACAAAGATGATAGTTGGTCAAATACATTATCAAAACCTACTGTCAAATTTCTAAATGGGTCAAACGTTGTTAAGTTATTCATATTGCTCTCCTTTATTAAGCGAGTTATTAAAATGAGATGCTCATTGAGCCATCTCGGTTAAACCACCCCAGTTTCCTAGGGTGGTATTTGGTTAGTTATTAACCTGTAGTGTAACGGATTTTTCCGTTGGCAGCTTCGTTACCAGAACGAAGACCGTACTCAACGAGAAGCATCTTCTTCTCTGAGTCGCCTTCTTTGGCAATATCCACTGTCTGGAAATCACGTAAATACTCTACTGACCACATATCGTGGTCTAGGAAGTATATAACGTCTTGGTCAGCAAATCTATCCAGCGTAATGTTGAATGTACCAAAATCTGATACATATACATCTACTGCATTATAGATTGTCTTGTTCTCATCAACAATACTACGAGTATTGTCAGCACGACCTGACATAGCTGTTACTAACTTTTTGTTGGTAGCACCTAAAAGGATTGTTGATGGTTCACCACCAGCGTTCCAAGTAGATTCTGCAACAGCAGTTATGTCGGCTTCAACAACCGCAGCGTGTGAACCTGCAGAACCTGCATCAGTTACATTAGTTGTAATGAAATGTGCAGCTCCTCTAGTTTCACGTGCTGTAGAAGAATCACCTGTTACAGAATCATTTTCTGCAAGTAGTGATGTTTCCATATCACGCTTAAGCTCTTTCGAGGCTTTAGCTAGTTGATGGGCAAGCTCTGATTTTTTACCAGCGTTATTTACCGCTTCGTGTGTACCAGATACTTCAACGACTTTCTTCGAGATTTGTGTCTTGTTAGACAACCTCGTAGTAGCAGTTGTAGCAGCAGTACCAGCGGCAGCTCCCTCCACGTGATAGTTCGTGCCCGAAGCAGCGGCAAGTGCATCTGT